CAGTAACTGCTCTCATACCCTCTACTTCTTTAAACTCAACTATCTTGTTTTTATCCCCGTAGTCCGGGTTATTACTTTCTTCGATACCTAAGTTACAAATAACTTTCCTACCAACAAGCTCTGTAGCATTAGATGGTGGATTGTCTTGAAGGCCCAATGCTTTTAATAGTTTAGCAAAGTTCCTCGAAGCAATCTCTCTAACCATATCCTGCTTACTAGAGTCGCTGTTGGTATACCAGAGGTTGTAATTCTCTCTGATGATCCAGTTATTATATTTATCTCCCTCAACTTGTACTACAAGTTTAAGGTATTCGTTTCCTGCTTGCGATAAAGTTTTTTCACACTCACTTATCCTACAGGTGTAATCACCTTCGGGTATGTAAGACTTACTATCATCACTAGCCTCAAAGTCAAACTTGACATCTGCAAAATCGCTCATTTATCTTCTCCTTTATTAAAACCAAGTTTATTAATAATATATGTCAAGTTAGGTTCTTCAAAAGACTCTAACTTTCCACTCCTATCTTTAGCAATATAATTATCGCCAAGAACTGTTTGCAACCAACGATTGGTTACTTTTTTACCCTCTTCGTTTTCCTCAGTAAAAGTCCTAAGACATAATACTTCATCAAAGAAGTAAGGGATTTGGGTAGGTAGTTTTGCACCAACCATCATAGGCTGATAATGAAACATACCTGTTGACTCGTCTCTAAGCTTATCTTCTTTAGCGACAAAGATCACATGAATCTTTAGATCCCTAAACCTACGCATGGTTCTTGTCATTACAGTAATAACTTCTCCATAAGCCTGTCTTGGATCTTTGGACCTTGCTTTCTCTTGAGCTAATAAGAGCTCAGACATCTCAGTAACACTATCTAAACAGACAGTATCGTAATCGAGCTGACCATTTTCTAGCATCGCTGCAATCTCTTCAATCTCAGAAGCTTCCTTAACCTCAATAGCAGTTACGTTGTCTGCATCTTTAATAGATAGCAAACCGGCTTCCATACTAATGATTAAAGTTTTCCCCGGGGCCGTAGCACATGCTGTTGTTTTTCCAGCGCCGGAAGCACCATAAATTAAAAGCTTAGCACCCTGGCTTTCTACCAATTGGCTTGGACTTTTAATACGTTCTAATATATTCGACATATTCTTCTCCATAAATAATTAAAAGACTATTTTAAAATAAAAAAATATAATATACAATAGGTCAACTAGATAAATTAACGGAATGTATAATGAACGAAATTAACCCAATTCAATGGAAGGTTAATTATCTTTGGAGAGTTAAGACTTTAGCTGATAAAGAGCTAAGTGTCTACACGTCTCAAAAGATTCAACCTGAATATAAGGAGCGAGAAGTGAGAAGGATCACCCTAAAAGAATATATAGAGTTTGTAGGTATAGAACCTGCTGCAGAATTATTTGGCTGTTCAGCAGCTTCAACTAAAGCTTGGAGATATGGAATAAGACAACCATCTATAAAGCAAGCTAAAAAAATTATTCACGCCTCTGGCGGGAGATTGGATTTTGAATCTATCTTTGGACCTGTAGAAGATGGTGTTAAGTAAAAGTGTTCAACCTAAATATAACAGCGAAGGATTCTTCGTTGGACTTAGCTCTTGCGTATGCTGAAACTGGACTGAGCGTTATTCCTCTTCAGAGGCATAACAAAGTTCCGCCTAGAGAATTAGGCAGTTGGGAAAAGTACAAGACAGAGCAACCAACGACAGAACAAATAGAAAGATGGTTCAAGGGTAGAAACGATTTAGTTGTAGCTTTGGTCTGTGGCAAGTTTATTGTTGTAGATGCAGATACTCCTGAATCAGTAAACTGGGCTGAAAACAATTTACCAGTTACTCCTTTTAAAGTGGCTACTGGTAAAGGCATGCACTATTACTACAATAACCCAGAGAACTTTACTACTTATGTTGCAAGGAGAACCGATTCAACGGATCCTGCAAAACTTATAGACTTACGTGGTGTCGGTGGCTTGATAATTGCTCCTCATAATATACATGCTACTGGTGCCATTTATGAACCAATAGTTATTCATGACTGGGGATTAGATGACTTTGATGACTTGCCGGACTTTACCAAAGAGCTTTGGGTAAAAATAACAGGGGCAGAAAAGTTAAATGGAAAACCTATATCAGCACCTCTATCTATACAAGGGGTTAGAGAGGGAAGCAGGAATGACCAAGCAGCTAGACTTGCCGGTTATCTTATTGCTAAAGATATTAATATTGATTTCGTTGAGTTTTTTGTTCAATCTTGGAACAGGCAAAACAACCCTCCTTTAAACTCAACTGAAGTATCTACTACGGTCAACTCAATACAAAAGACACATGATCGTAAAAATCAACAGGCACCTGCTTATATAAAAACTAAGCACTCTATAAATGAACCTATAGATTTATATAATCCTCCAGGAGTGCTAAAAGATATATATGACTATTCTGAGAATATAGCCAAGATATCTCAGCCGGCTATAAGCATGCAGGCTGCTTTATCTGTTGGATCTGTTGCTGCAGGTAGAATGTATAGAACTGATATGAATAACTTTTCATCATTATTCTTTATGTGTATAGCCAAGTCTGGTCAAGGTAAAGAGAATGTTAAAACAGTTGTAGAGTCTATCTTAGATAGAGCAGACCATTCTGACTTGATGGCCGGAGATGGTTATACATCTAGTGGTGCTATCTATTCTTTACTTAGATACAAGCCAACCCACATAACTGTTATGGATGAATTTGGTAAACGTCTTGAAAGTATATCTAAGTCATCTAATTCAAATAAAGAGGATGCTCTACAAGTCTTAATGGAAACTTGGGGAAGGTGTCATGGTGTTTTAAGACCTGACAACTATTCAATGATGACGTTAAATCAAAAGCAACAAAAAGAAGCTCTAGATAGATCTACAATCAAACCTGCTATTACCCTAGTTGGTATGAGTGTTCCTAAAAACTTTTATGGGGCCTTATCAACTGGTCGTATTGTTGACGGTTTTTTGAACAGGTTTATTGTTGTTGAATCTCATGTTCCAAGAAGCGTTGGTAAAATGATTCCCTATATTGAACCACCTAAATATATATCTGATTGGGTTACTGATGTTAGGCAAACCAATAATGAGATGGAGCAGATAGCTAGAGATAACGCGGAACTAGATTTTAAACAACGTGTTCTTACATTTGATGATGACAGCAGAAACCTATTAGAAAGGTTGGCTTACGATTTAGTTGATCAGCAAAATGGTTTAGAGAAAGAAGGTCTTGAGGTTTTATTATCTAGAACAAGGGAAAAAGCAATGCGCCTAGCTTTGATAGGGGCTCTCGCTGACAACAAAAGAACCAAAACTATTACCGGAGATATAACTAAGTGGGCTATTGATTATGTCTATTATTACGATCAGCTTTTAATAGATTCTTGTAAAGATAAGGTCGCAGGATCTGAGACCGAAGGACGTATAAAACAGGTTCTTAGCTTTATTAGGTCTCAAGGAGAATGGGGTATTAGTAAGCGTGAGGTTGACAGAAATGAGTTGTTTAGGAGTATGAAGTCATATGAGGTAAAAGAAATTATAGAAAGACTTAAAAACTCTGGTGAGATTCAAGAGAAAGATGTTAAAAAGTCAAATACAGGAAGACCAACTAAACGTATTGTTGCTATAGATCCGGAATTTTTTAACGAGGATTGATGAAAAGGTTTATAAGCAATTTAATTAGCAAAATTTTAGAAAAGTCTTGGCAAAAAAAAGCAGACAGATTAATGAGGAAAGCGTATGAAAATAGACAGAAGAGCCTTAAAAGAAAGCCTAAGTGATGTGGGGGTCGGGATTATTATATCTCTACCTTTAAGCTTTGGAATTTTAAATGTATGTACTTATTTTGAGCTACCAAATATAGCTATATCAAGCATACAAGTAGCAGTATTTACTGTTGTTGCAATAATAAGAAAATATTGCGTAAGAGTTATTTTTAAAAAAGGAGATATGAATGGAGCAACCTAAACCAAAGATGGAAAATATAAATGATCAGAAGCGCGAAGAACGCGTTGCTGGTTTTATCGAGGGACTCTGGAATGTTAGATGTAACAAGCTTCCAGTATCATACGGATTAGATTACTGGTGCGAAAGTAAGGACACATCTTTCTGGCTAGAAGTTAAATGCAGAAGCTTTGGAATTGATAAGTATGACACTTTATTACTATCTTCTAGCAAGCTTAGAATGGGAGCGGCCTTATCAATTGCAACCAACGCTCCCTTTGTTATTGTATATGCTATGACTGATAGCGTTTACAGTCATACTTGGAAAAAAGATAAAGTGTATGACGTTAGGTTTGGGACAATAGCAGAGCCTATATATGAAGAAGATTCAGAACCATACATACATTTTAGTAGGGATGAGCTTGAGTGCTTGTCGCCGCATCCTCTAGGCTTTGACAGAGAAGAAATGGGTTTGGTTAAAAATTATAAAAAGGGGTAGATATGAATTGTTGGAGTTGTAAAGAAGAATTAATATGGGGAGGAGATCATACGGGAGAGGATTACGGTAATGAAGATTATGAAATCGTAAGTAATCTATCTTGTCCTAAATGCGACGCCTTTGTTCTCTTCTATCACGTGCCGGTTCAAAAAGATGACGATTAACAGTAGAAACAAAGGTGCTCAGTTTGAAAGGGATGTAGCCAAAATTTTAAACGAGTTTTTTATAGCAGAGGGTATTGATTACCAAACTAAAAGAAATCTTGATCAGTATCAAGGTGCCGGACAATGTGATTTGAACATGCCCTACCATGCCGTCGAATGTAAGTTTTATAAGGAAGGAAATGGTTTAAGAAATGCCTGGTGGAATCAAGTGTGTGAATCTGCGCAAGGAAGAATACCGGTATTAATATTTAAGTTTAATAGGAAACCCATACAAGTTTGCATTCCCTTACACGCTATTAATACAGAGTGGGAAGAAGATAACAATAAAATAGCTTTTATGCCTATGGATGAATGGCTAGAAATCTTGAGAAGAAACTGGAAAGTTTACAGTAAAATTTATTGAATAATTAAGCTATGTTAGAAAGTCTTTTTGCTATATCAAGGTTTGCGTCTGAGTCACCTAAAAGACTAGGGCTCATTATTTCAGATGATTGTGCTGGTATAGGAGATATTTCTGGTAAATCTAATTGTGTTGTTAATTTTGGAGGTTGTTGTGTTTGAATTTGTGTGCTTATTTCTTCTGTTATATCTCCTAGATTAGCTTCATCTATAGCTTCTTGAGCAATAGATCCTAATGCTTCGGATCCCTCTACAACAGACTG